TCAACAAAGACTTAAACATGAAAAATTTAAACGGCAATCAAAGCGTTTATGCACTAGCTGCCTAGTCAGTTAGTTGAGGTTTTCTCCGGAGTTCCTTATCACCCAATACTCCGGTCTTTTTTATATAGATAATACTATGATTACACTCACAGATAAAGCAGTAGAGAAATTACTAGTATTAGTTGAAGGTCGCAAGCTAAGGATATTAGTGCGGACCACCGGCTGTTCTGGCCTTGCTTACCATTTAGAGTATGCAGATACAATCCAACCAGAAGATTTAGATTACTCCCAAAGAGGAGTAGCCATTGTTGTTGATCCTAAATCAATAGCGTATGTTGATGGTTGTGAAATAGATTATATAACGCAAGGCCTTAATGAAGGATTCGAATTCTACAACCCTAAAGAAAAAGCTCGTTGTGGATGTGGAGAATCATTTCAAATATAGATGTACATTCAGTACAAACTATGATATAATGTATACATGAGTTTAATAAAAGAACCTTTAGGTGACGGCAATGTCCGGGTCACCAAATTCGAAGATTACAAAAAATATAAGTTTGGCAATCCTGACACAGTCTGGATGGAGTTCGAACCTATACGTATATTTCCAGATATATGGGGACAATTTAATACCGAGGATGATGAATGAATATATTTTACTTAGATAGTGATGCAAAGGCCAGCGCGGAGATGCACTTAGATAAACATTGTAGTAAGATGCTGGTGGAATATGCACAGCTCATGTCTACAGCCCATCGAGTTCTAGATGGTACAGAATATTATGACAAGAATAAAATAGGCTCTAAGATTAAACGATGGACACATAAAGAAGATGGTTTATATAAAGCTTCGCATGTTAATCATCCGAGCAATGTGTGGCTTCGACAAAGTATAAATAACTACGCATTCCTCTATTCGATGTGGTGTCATTTACATAATGAATTCGTTATACGTTACGGCAAGGATCACATGTCGTATGTAAAACTCAAAGAAATATTAAAGAGCCCACCACTTAATTGTGGTGATAATCCGTTTACACAACCGACTCAAGCCATGCCCGACGATGTAAAAAACGTTGATAGCATTACTGCCTATAGAAATTACTATATGAAGTATAAGCAGCATATAGCAGCATGGAAGACGGTCGTACCAAATTGGTATATAACATGAGAAAATCAGTATTTAAAATAAACGTAAAGAACCACATGGAAAAGGATTTATTCTTTGATGAGGGTGTTGATATTGCACGGTACGATATGGTTAAATATCCAGCGTTGCAGAAATTGTACGAGAAGATGTTATCATTCTATTGGACACCAGACGAAGTCGATGTCACAAAAGATAAAATTGACTTTAATAAGTTAACAGAGAATGAGCAACATATCTTTACAAGTAATCTTAAGAGACAAATCTTATTAGACTCGGTTCAGGGTAGAAGTCCTGACTTGGCCCTATTGCCAATTGCAAGTAATCCTGAATTAGAGTTATTGATTGAGACATGGGCATTCTTTGAAACCATTCACTCACGTAGCTATACACACGTGATTAGGAACACGTACGCGAATCCTTCTAAGATCTTTGATGAGATCACCTCAATCCCACAAATCAGCGAGTGTGGTAATGCGATCTCAGAACATTATGACAACCTGATCAATTATAGAGGTCCTCACGGTAGTCCTAAGCATAAAAAGCTGTTGTATCTATGTATGATAAGTATATATATCCTAGAAGGTATTAGGTTCTATGTGAGCTTTGCATGTTCATGGGCATTTGCTGAGTTAAAGCAGATGGAGGGTAATGCAAAGATTATCAAGCTTATTGCAAGAGATGAGAACTTGCACCTTGCAGCATCTTTAAATATCATACGAACTTTAATCAAAGACGATAAAGAGTTTGTACAGATCAAAGAAGAAACTAAAGATGAAGTAATGCAATTATTTGAAGATGCATTAGTTCAAGAAGAGGAGTGGTGTGATTACCTATTTGGCAATGGTTCAATGATTGGATTGAATGCTGAACTCCTTAAAGAATATGTGCGATGGATTGGTGCAAAGAGAATTAAGTCTCTAAACTATGCTGTACCGTTCTCAACACATTTACATAACCCACTTCCATGGACAGAGAAATGGATAAGCGGCGGAGCAGTTCAAGTAGCTCCACAAGAAACTGAGATTACATCTTATGTCGTTGGTGGTACTAAACACGATGTAGATAAAACATCATTTAAAGGATTAAGTTTATGAGTAGAGCGATTGTATGGAGTAAGAATAACTGTATCTATTGTAGTAAAGCAAAAGCAGTGTTGGATCAGAAAGGTATTGTGTATGAAGAAAGAAACGTTGAAGGTTCTGACTGGACACCAGAACAATTCTTCGAAGCTGTTCCTCCAGGTACTAGAACATTTCCTCAGATATATATAGATGAGAAGTATATAGGATCATATGATAATATGATGACGTTTTGGACAATAGGAGAATTAAAGTTATGATATGCAATGAATGCAATAGCCCCATATATGATGTGGTGATCGCAGAAGATTTAGGATTTAAAACAGAAGCAGTTGAGCTAGGTGTCGAAACACCTTATTGTCCATTCTGTGGTACTGACATTGATTTAGCAGAGCGTGGTGGATTTGAGTCTGGTGATGATGACATAATGGGTGTAGGATATATTGACAAGTGATGACAACATGTTGGATGTATGAAGGTAAAGAATTTACTTCTGATGACATTGGTGAGTATTACGGTTTTGTGTATCGCATTACCAATAAGATTACTGGCCACGATTATGTTGGTAGGAAATATTTCAGGACAATCCAAAAGCTTAAGCCTTTAAAAGGTTTTAAAAGAAAGCGTAAGTCAGTGAAGGAAACTAACTGGAAAGAGTATTGGGGTTCGAGCAATAGGCTCACCGCTGATATTGAAGAGTTAGGTATAGAGAATTTCAAACGTGAGATCATATGTCTATGTGAAACACGTGGTGACACAAACTATATGGAAGCAAAGATACAGTTTGATGAAGAATGCTTATTGAACCCTAATAATTATAATGGGATCATAGCAGTGAAAATTGGTGTAGGATCTGTTAAAAATTTATCAGAAAAGTATGTACAAACGCACCAAACTATGTTATAATATACTATGTTTACAAAAAAGGATATACATAATGGTTTTAGTTGATTTTAATGGTTTGGCTATTGGTTCTATAATGGGCCAACTTAGTCATGGTGAAGAGTTAAGTGAGAATTTAGTTAAGCACATAATTCTTAATAATCTTCGGATGTACAGAAAAAAATACCCACAGATAAAGCACGGCAAGATGGTAATCTGTTGTGATAGTTACTCGTGGCGTAAAGACGTATATCCTGAGTATAAAGCCTCCCGCAAAACTAATCGTGCAAAAGATAAGTATAATTGGTCTGAGATCTTTGATCTAATTGAATCTACTCTTGATGACCTTCGTACTAACTTCCCTTATGCTGTTATTAAAATTGATAGTGCTGAGGCTGATGATATCATTGGTGCATTGACTATAGAAAAGTCCACACCTCTTATTGGTGAAGATGTTGTTATTATTTCTGCTGATAAAGACTTTATTCAATTGCAAGCTCTTGGCCATGTAACACAGTGGTCCCCTATGTTTAATAAAGCTGTCAAAGATGATAACCCTGTTAAATATATCTTTGAACATATTCTTAAAGGTGATTCTAGTGATGGTGTTCCTAATGTGCTTTCTTCCGATGATTGTCTTGTTAATAATATTCGCCAATCGCCCATGACTAAGAAGAAGTTAGAATACTGGTGGGAGAATAGGAATAACCTTAAAGGTATTATGCCTACAGAGGTATTTAGAAATTACATGCGTAATCGTCAAATGATCGATTTAAATTGTACACCTAAAGATATTTCTAATTCAGCGGTTTCTCAATATGAGAATTACGAATATCCATCACGTTCTAATATACTTCCGTACTTAATAAAGCATAGGATGAAAATGCTTATTGATAGTGCCTCAGAGTTTTGAGACACTTTGAGTCTGATGAAGAATTGAAAGAGTTCATGGAATATTTTAAAAATGAATTACCAGACCCCAATCATTATCCACATAAAGTAATGTGGTTAGTGCGTTGGTGGCAGAGTATAGTTAAAAGGGAGAAAGAAGATGCCAACATACACGTTTCGAAATAAAGAAAATGGAATGGAGTGGGATGACACAATGTCTCACACAAAGCTTGAACAATATTATATAGACAATAATTGCACTCAGATGATTGGTGCACCCACAACAATTGCAAGTCACGGTGATGTGCATTCAAAAACAACTGATGCCTTTAAAGATCGCATGAAAGACATTCATAAAACAGCTGGTCATTTCTCTAGAATGAATAAAGGAATCAACTGATGTTTGTCCATGAACCGATTGATCTAGGTTATAATGATCTAGTAGCAGTCACAGAAGAGAGTGGTAGAAAGTATGCCACGCCTAAAGGTAGTTATCCTTCAATAACAACAGTACTTGGTAAGCTTAGCAAAGCAGCTATTATGGCTTGGCGAGATCGTGTTGGACATGAAGAAGCTAATAAGATATCAAGACAGGCAGCAGGACGTGGCACAGCGGTTCATGAAATGTGTGAAAAGTATGTTAACAATGATCCTCATTATGCAAAAGGTGCAATGCCTAATATCTTGCATGACTTCAATAGAATTAAAGATATACTTGATACCAGAATAGGTATAGTATATGGACAAGAATTACCATTGTATTCAGATCACTTAAAGGTTGCAGGTCGAGTTGACTGTGTGGCAGAGTTCGATGGTAAACTAAGTATAATCGATTACAAGACATCGAAGAAGACAAAGAAGAAAAGTTGGATTGAACAGTACTTCATGCAAGAATGCTTTTATGCTATTGCATGGGAAGAGAGAACAGGTCAACCAATTACACAATTAGTAACAATTATTTCAGTAGACAATGCTGAAGCTCAAGTGTTTATTGAACATCGTGATAACTGGGATAAGCAGCTCGTTAAAGCTATACAGGATTACTAATAATAGACACACTATTTCTGTGAAAACTTTCCACATAAGCATCGCAAACTATGATATAATATACCTATACCAAATAAAAAAGGAATAAGCTTATAATAAATTGGTATAAGAAAGACTAAAATAGTTGTGTACAGAAACCCTCAAC